ACCTAAACTTCTACTATCTCTTCAATGAATCTCTGATTACTCGTGCTAGAAACTACTGTGTGGATGAGTTCCTGCGTAGTAACTGCACTCATATGATTTTCATTGATAGTGATATTGGCTTTCATGTGAACGATGTATTCGCTCTTCTGGCACTGCAACTAGCAGACCCAGAGAATGTAGATATTATCACTGGTCCATATCCTAAGAAGTCTATCTCTTGGGAGAAGATTGCTAAAGCAGTGAAGATGGGTCATGCTGATGAGAACCCGTTTGCTCTTGAGAACTTCGTAGGTGACTATGTGTTCAACCCAGCAAAAGGCATCACTGAGTTTCGTGTTGACCAACCAGTAGAAGTATTAGAAGCTGGCACTGGATTCATGTGTATTCCTCGTTCTACGTTCGAGAAGTATGAAGAAGCATACCCAGAATATCACTATCTACCAGACCATATTCGTACAGATGCTTTTGATGGCTCTCGTGAGATTATGGCTTACTTTGATTGTATCATTGACCCAGAGTCGAAGCGCTATCTATCAGAAGACTATATGTTCTGTCAGAATGTTCGTAAGGCTGGTATGAAGGTATGGATGTGCCCGTGGATGGAACTCAAGCATATGGGTTCATATATCTTTGGTGGTAGTCTTGGTGCGATGGCTGCGATTCAAGCATCGCCAACTGCAAGTGACGAATCAAACAAAAAATATTATCAGGAAGGCAACAAAACTCGACTAAATAAAGAACGCCAAAAGACTAAGAATGCTCGCACTTCTCGTAAGCGCAATCGCAGATAATTGGAGAACTATATAATGCAACTAAACGATTATACTATGGACGTTTTGAAGAACTTCTCTTCAATCAATCCTTCTATCGTTATCAAGCCAGGCACGACACTGAGTACAATTTCTCCTCAGAAGACTATCATGGCAATTGTTAGCGGTAGTGACGACTTTTCATCTGAAGCTGGTATCTACGACCTATCTCGCTTTCTTGCGACGGTATCATTGTTTGAAGCACCAGAACTAAACTTTGATGAAAAGTCTATCAATATTATGGAAAATAAACGCAAGGTGCAATACACTCTTGCAGACACTTCCATGATCCTTCAGCCACCAGAAAAAGAAATCACTATGCCACCTTGTGAGGTGAACGTAGATATTTCTTGGAATGATTTGCAGTCTGTTCTAAAGGCTGCATCCGTTCTTGGTTTACCTGAGATTGCCTTCGCAGGGGTCGATGGTGAAATCGTATTGGAGGCTGTAAACTCTAAAAACCCAACTACTGATCGTTATGGCGTGACAGTTGGTTCAACATCAGACACTTTCAATATGTATATGAAAGTTGAAAATCTGAAGTTGATGCCGAATGATTACACGGTCAATCTATCGTCAAAAGGATTGTCGTGTTTTGTTTCGGACAACGTAAAGTATTTTATTGCAATCGAATCTAACTCTACATTTGGAGAATAATATGACTGAAGAAAATAATCAAATCACTCTACAAGACATTGACGCTGTTGTGCGTATCATCGACACTGTTTGCGCTCGTGGTGCCATTCGTGGTCAAGAAATGATTGCTGTTGGCTCTCTTCGTGAAAAGTTTGGCGCTCTGCTACAGGCAGAAGCTGACAAGCAGCAAGCAGCAGCAGAAGCAGCAGGACCACCCGCTGCGCCTTCAGAAGAGGTGCAAGACGTTGCTGTTGAGGAAGTAGTTGACGCTGATCTCTCTAATCTGAACTAAAACTTAAAGGGGATGGGTTGACACTCATCCCCTTTTCTGCTATACTTGATTTTTATTTTATGATGAGGTTTTGATATGAACGAAGAGTTTCTCTGGGTACAGAAGTATCGTCCTAAGACGATTGCTGATACCATACTCTCAAGCGAACTAAAGCAGACTTTTCAGCAGTTTGTCAACCAAGAAAATATCCCTAATCTGCTATTGACTGGTAGTGCTGGTATTGGTAAGACAACTGTTGCAAAAGCATTGTGTGAACAACTAAATGCAGACTACATTGTTATCAATGGTTCTATGAACGGTAACATCGATACTCTACGAACTGAAATCATGCAGTTTGCATCATCAGTATCTTTTACGGGAGGTCGCAAGTATGTCATCCTTGACGAGGCTGATTACCTCAACCCACAATCAACTCAACCTGCTCTTCGTAACTTTATGGAAGAGTTTAGTAAGAACTGTGGGTTCATTCTCACATGCAATTTCAAGAACCGTGTTATCGAACCACTACATTCTCGGTGTACAGTTATTGATTTTAAAACTAAAGGTAAGGACAAAGCTAAACTTGCTGCGAAGTTTTTCAAACGACTCTGTGATATTCTCACGAATGAAAATGTTGAATTTGAAGATAAAGTCGTTGCTGAACTGGTTAATCTACACTTTCCTGATTGGCGTAGGGTTATCAACGAGTGCCAGCGTTACGCTTCTACTGGGCGTATTGATTCTGGCATACTAGCAAATCTAAACCAAGAGTCGTTCAAACAACTCATTACTCACATGAAAGCGAAAGAGTATCAATCTGTTCGTAAGTGGGTTGGCGAGAATAGTGATATGGATGCTTCACAGTTCTTCCGTGCATTCTATGATACAGCATGGGAAGAAGTGTCTGATAATTCTGTTCCTGGTGTTGTGATTACTCTTGGTGAGTATCAATACAAGCACTCGTTTGCTGCTGACCCTGAAATCAACATCATGGCGTTTCTCACTGCTATCATGTTTGAGGTCACTTGGAAATGAGTAACCCATTTGATTACGTCAAAGCAGTATCAGACACAAAGAAAGACCTCATGCGAGGCACAGAGAACGATGCTCTTGCTGAGAAGAATTACAACGCCTTTCTCTCTAATAGAGCGCTCTCATATCATCCAGATGCAATACTACACGCAAATGAGATGAATACGCTACACCATCTTGACAACAAATTGCAGTTTGACTACTATCATAGCGTTCTTCGTCGCCGGAAACGCTTTGCTAAGTGGTCTAAACCTGAAGATGATGAAAATATAAATATCATATCCAGTTATTATGGCTGCAATAAACAAGTTGCTCTACAGTACCTAAAGATTCTATCAGCGGATCAAATAGGGCGTATCAAACAAAAACAAGAAAAAGGTGGCGTGAAATGAGTGTTGAAACATTAGTGGAAGTGGAACTAGGTAACGAAGAAGCATTTCTAAAAGTAAAGGAAACTCTGACTCGTATCGGTGTTGCATCCAGAAAAGACAAGAAGCTATATCAATCCTGTCATATTCTACATAAGAAGGGTAAGTATTATATCGTTCACTTCAAGGAACTGTTCACTCTAGACGGTAAGAGTTCTTCGTTTTCAGAAGAAGATAAAGGGCGTCGTAACACGATTGCTAACCTGCTTGAAGAGTGGGATTTGGTCAAAATTGTAGAACCAGAAAAGTCACAAGGCAATATTGCGCCACTAGCACAGATTAAAATTCTTCCATACAAAGAGAAGAGCGAATGGGAACTCGTAGCAAAATATAATATTGGTGGAAAACGATAAAAAAAGGTTGACAGCGACTGTTGATCAGTCTATAATAGGATTATGAAATAGAGAGAACGCTCTCTCTGTGATGTGAAAGGAAGACTTTGTTATGAATACTATTGATGAAATGATTGCGCCTTTGGTGGAACGTCTTGCCACTAGAGTTGAAGATAAATGGATTAATTCTAAATATGAAGTAGTTAAGGCTGCTGCAATGACGCCTAAAGGTGATTTCGGAGAAGAGGTTACTGCCACTTTGATAAAAAAACTTGTTGGTATGCCCGCCGAGATTATCAACGGTGGTAAAGGAGAATTTGATATTCTTACTGAGTCCAAAGTTACATTTGAAAACAAACTTGCCACTGAAGACACTAGTGGTGGGTTTCAGTTCAATGGGTTGAAAAAAGATGTAGATTATGACTATGCTTTCTGTCTTGGTGTTTCGCCCAATGATTTGTGGTTTGGTATTTGGACTAAAAAAGAAGTGGAAGGACTAACTGTTTCTATGACAAAAGATGGTGAGGACAGTTTTAAACTGTCTGCTCGAAAATCTCCTCGTGCCAAATATAGTGTAATGCCACTTACACCCGAAAATTTTAAACGTGAGGTATCAAGGATTGTCTAGTGCATGGGATGGTTTAGTAAACAATAAAGAGAAAACAGAACTACCACATTATGCAATAAACAAAAGTTTGCCTGCCGATAGCTACTTTACGTCATCAGAAACGGCTCAGAAATGTGTTGACATTGCCAATCGGGTGATACCAATTGGTGACTATACCTATATTGAACCATCTGCTGGGGAAGGAGTATTTTACGATTTACTACCAGTTAAAAATCGCATTGGTATAGAACTACATGATCGTAAAAGATCAGAGTTTGAACAAGCTGACTACTTAACATGGTATCCCAAAGAAAATAATAATTATATTGTGATTGGTAATCCACCTTTTGGTGTTAGGGGTGCGATAGCTCTTGCATTTATCAATCGCTCCTTATTATTTGCAGACTATGTTGCGTTTATATTACCAATGTCATTTCATAGCAATGGTAAA